GTTTAAAGAAAACGTCTTTAAAGAACATATGGCACCCGTTCTCCTCTCGTGTTTTGCCGGACGAGAGAGGTACCTAAAAGTCCTTATTCCATACATCAACGAGCTTGTGAAGCGTAAGCTTGTTGATGAGGTGCATATGTGGGACTATACCCGTAACGACAGGGATGCCGCTTTTCTACAAAAAGCCTGTAGCCACTTTACAATTTTGGTTCCAAATTCAAAACAAAACTTTGCAGACTACTACAAGTACTATAGGTCTTCCAGGTACCCTGACCCTGAGACGGTCCTCATCAAGTGTGACGATGACATAGTGTACATTGACGTGTCAAGGTTCCGGGCATTTGTGGAGGCTCGGCGAGTCGCCAAAGACGCACTCATATTTTCACCTTCAATTATTAACAATCCTGTGTGCGGGGCTGTTCAGTTGAAGCGCGGGGTCCTTCCCGGGTTTAAACCCGAAGACTTTGATATGACCGTTGAGGGCGGTCGAAAGATTCACAAATACTTTTTGAAAAGTAAAAAACTATTTATGAAAGACTCGTTTGCGACTGATAGGTTCAGTGAGATTCCCTGGACTATGGAGTGGCGTTTTAACATCAATTTTATATCAATATTGGGCAAAGACTTTGACACACTTCTCGATAGCGAGTACCTTGCAGAGGATGATGAGGCGTATCTTGGTATTTACGCACCAAGATACTATAAACGGTGCATCTATATAGATATGCACTTTGTGGCAGCCCATATGGCATTCACGAGCCAGAGAAACAATGGGTTTGATGAGACCCCGTTTCTTCAAAAATACGCAGACCTAGTCAAAAATCTTGTATGAACACTTGAGTGAATCGTCAGCCTCGACGGCTCGGCGCTCGTTTCCGTAGACCTTTATAAGGTCTGGAAGCTCAGACTTTGGCTGATCACACAACCACTTCATAGACTTGAGCGGGTCCCAGTTGTTTGTTGTCGAGTGTTTGAACGGGCCGTCATCGGACTTGATGACGTGAATTTTGTTCTTAATTTCATCGGGTGTCATTTGGGTCTGCATAACGGCTTGTGCCGCCAAGTACACGTTCAGGTAGTCTGGTTGGGGCGTCTGTTGGATATCAACACCCCGTGCCTTGACGTGTTCCTTGTAGTCCGACTCTTTCTCAAGCGTGTTCATGATTCCGAGCTCGTCTCTCCATTTTGAAACGAAATCAGACCCGGGTATACATGCAAAGAACCAACTCTCGATTACGGGATACTCGGGCCTAGTCGTCACGCCTTCACGGTAATACCCTATGAACTCAACACCCCTCTTCTTTTGTTCGTCTATGACCCACTCAAAGGACCTTTGCGGGACAACGGAAGCATCACACCAAACACCTCCGTACTTTGGCAAGACGTGAAGCCGAACAAAGTCGGATTGACGTGGTTTCGTATCTGCAAATTTAAAACTAAAAATGTTCACGTCGGGAAGGTATTGACTCAAGTTGGTCGGTGTCAAGACGTTCAGTGTCCATCCAGGGTTCATCCGACGATTCTTGTCTATAGACTTTTGAATAAACTCTGGGATTTCGTCAGAGTCCCAATACGTCCATATCGTTTTGGGTATTTCTTGATTCGTAAAGGGTTCTTGTCGTCTGAGCCATATAAGGCAGAGGACAAGAAGTCCAAGGACCACTCCAAGAAGGGGCCACATCTAATTATTCTTTATATTAAAAACTTGGCAAAGATGCTGTCGGGGTGGGGGTTCATCCAATCGCGTTTTTGAAGGTGTTTTCGGTCTTCGCGTACGAGCTTCACGAGTTTGTTCACACCTTCGGCAGGCCATGGACCGAGCAGGTCGTTCGCCACGGCTTCGTGATTCCACTTGTGTTTTGTTTGGTACATAATCGGACCACTTTCACCGGGTATGCCTGTAATCAAGTTTCGGTCTATACCGTCAATCTTGATTACCTTTTGTATAGCCACGTAAATAGTCAGGTACCCTATAAGTCCGCGGAATATATTTTGGAGGACGTCTTCAACCTTTTCATTTCCGTGCGTTTTTCGAAGGTGCTCTATATACTTGTCACCGTCGTTCCCAAACGTTTTGCATGCGAAATCAAACTCGTCGAAGAGTGCTGTAATAAACGTACCGTTTGGAACGGATGCTATAAACCAACTCTCATACATCCTTTGACTCGTGTCCTTTGCCATGGCTTCCTGATAAAACATAAGGGCTTCCCCCGACCCCTGAACCCAATCAAGCGACTCTGTGAGTATAACAGATGCATCGAGCCATATACCTCCATATCGCTTTATCCTGTCCAAACGGAGCCAATCGGACTGGCGTTCAGGTGTGAGTTGTTTGTACTCTTCTGGAACATCTGTTTTATTCAAAAGTCGTATGTCATAGTCGGGACACATGCGTTTCCAGTTTTCCATGCACTTTTGAGTCAATGGAGGAACATTGGGATCGTCCCAAAATGTCCATATAATTTTAGGAATATCACCTTGAAAACTCGATATGGATCTATTTATAACTAAAATTAAAACAATAAAAGCGAGAGTCAATACGACCCACTGCCACATCTCTACTATAAGACGGTAAAATTTCCCGACAGCTTGGGCACTACGCACTTTCCATAGTTTTTCGAGATGGCGTCGAGAGTGTTGTTATAGTGCTCACGAAGCTCTGTCAGTGAGCAGTGCAACGTATGCACGTCTTTCGTACGTACAAAGTCCTGGAACAGGTCGACCAGGACCGCTCGAATCATCTCAATGACTTGGCGGATATCCGTCTTGCGATGGCGCGCCTTTTCACGCTGCTGAATCCTTTGCTTGAAGACGTCTTCGGAGATGTCTCCGATCATCAACTTGATACGCAAGTCGCGGTTGTCTTGATGCAAGTTTACTTCGTAGCGGGGAAGCATCCACTGGAGGTGACCCCATATCATGTGTGCGTTTGTAATGAAAGGGAGCCTATAATCGTCACGACTTATAAGCGCCATCACAGCACGTACGTTCGGAAACCCACCACACGGAATATCACCTGCTGCACGAGGCATACCACCGTGGTTGCGCATATACTCGTAGTAGTGCGGGTTATGGATGACGTGGGTCTCGATGCGACCCGTGCGCCAACTGAACGCCGTGTGACACTGAGTACACCACATCTGGTCACACCCGTCAATTTTGAAAATGGACGCAGCACACTTGGGGCAGTTGCGTGAATCTTTGGCGAGGAGCTTTGCAGTTGCCAAGTTGTTCGGATCGCACGTGTGTTCCGCGTCCTTCTCCTTGCCCTTGACCTCGTGACACTCCGGACACGTCCAGTTTTCGCACAGACCACACTTCCACACCGTACTCAAGAACCCTTTGCACTCCGAGACAGGACACGCGCGCACAAATTGGCGACGCTCAGAGTCGAGTGATCCACCTTCTAGAACGTTCATCAATCGCTTCTCGTGCCATTCGAGATGATCGGCTTCGATTCGAAGGCTTGCCATCACCTTGTGTTGCTCTGCAGCCTCTTTGTGTCTGATGATACTTGCGTGAAACTCGAGGTGAATGTTGTTTTCGGCAGCAACGAGCGCCAATGGCCTATTCGCAATTTTGTAGTACTTTTCCTGAGCGCGTTCCCACTCGGCTTTTTTGGTCGTGATTTGTTTTCTGAGCTCTCGAACCTCCTTTTCGACTTCGACATATGGCTGTGTTGCAGGCATAAGGCTCTTTTCGCGTTCAAAAAGCAGATCCTCCCGGCGCTTCTTGTATGTCCGGGACACGAATTTGAAAGTAAAATTATTCACGAGGGTCTCGCGGGTCCATCCCTTGCGACAACTCATACAATGAGCATCCTCTGTGGTCTCACAGAGGTACCGTTCTTGACACGATGAACACGCGGCAAAGGAGCAAAAGGGACACGAGACGTGTAAATGATTCGATCTATTATACGACTCGCAACACACATCACATGTGGTCATGTTGCCTTGTCTTTTATGGGGGGTTTTTGTTTAAGTGGAGGCGGAACCGCCCTGACTTTGATACCGTGCTTGGAGACGATGACGGGAAGTTCGGGAGGGGGCCAGACGGGCAAAGGGGCGTCATCTGGGATATCAGCCCATCTGACTTTTTTCGGAACAGTGTCCATTACTATTACACGCGTTTAAGTGCTCTAAGTCCGCTTTTTGACCGCCTTGATCACCTTTCCTTTGGGTCTGGGGGCTGACTTGTTTGCCGACGGCCACTTCCCGAATATGCCGTCCAGAACCTTTTGGCGATCATCTGCAGTCTCTTCAAGCTTCTGGCGGTGTGCAATCACGTTGGCGACGTACTCTTCCGAGTGTCCTGCAGCTGCATACACCTTGATGCGCTCTTCAAACGGTGGAACGGCTCCCGGGTACTTGCGAAACAGGGCCATAATGAGCTCGTGATCTATGGCGGGTTTTGGAGCCGCCATCTTTGGCGGCGGTGGCGGGTGGCTCTCGAACCATTCTTTGCACTTAGTGACGTATGCTTCGCGCTCGTGTTCGGGCATGTACTTGGCAACAAACTCGTAGTCGATGGGAGGCGTCCACTCCGTTTTGGCTGGGCGGCGAATACAGTCCTGACCACGGTACATGGCGTCTACAATCTCCCCAACGCGCCCAGGGGCTCCGTTTGGGATGATAGTGATATTATTTGCAGGAACCCATTCACTGACGCGGGACCCATTCGCCCGTATCTCCGTAACGAACTGGCGCGGTGCCGAAAAGCCACGTTTGAGCGTAGGACGCTTGTACATTGTTACTTGGTTCTTACCCATGTGTTGCCCCTCTGTGCTAGACTGAACACGTTTTTTTATACAGACCTCGTAGGCATGATACTCATACAGATTATTCACTTTCTTGTTGTATTGTTTATATTCGCAACACCCTTTTTCGGTGGCGACTATCTCTTGTCACTTCACTTTTTGATCGTACCTTTCATCATGCTCCACTGGATCACAAATCAATCCGTATGTGCCTTGACTGAAATTGAGAAGCTTCTCCGAGGAGGGTGTGAATCAAAGGACACCTTTTTCGGACAAGTTATGGACCCCATTTACAAAAGCGAATCATTCATCGGGAGACTGGCGGCACCTTTTTACACGTTTGAGGACGAGGAGACGGAGACGCTCTTTGTGTGGGTTAGTTTAACTGCTCTGTGGCTCATTACACTGTATAGACTCTGGCCGACTGGCTTTGCATATCTTCAGCTTGAACTCGACCGTGCGCGTGCACTTTTTAGTCCTCCTCGAACCCCTCCTCCGTGAGGCCGCTCAGGTCTGCGTACGCCTCAGACTCGGCGTCGGACTCGGACTCCGAGTCCTCCAGGAGCGCAGCCAGGCGCTCAGCCACTGTCTGGGCAGGGCGGCGAGGGGAGGCCGTGCCTGCCTCTCCCAGAACCACCTCAAACTCCGCCTCCTCGGTCAGCGGGTTGCCGTGAGACTCGCACAGCTCACACTCACCCTGTGCATTCTCAGTCAGGGCGTGCGTGTGCACAGGCTGCTCGGCCTTGGCCATAGGCTTCTTTGCCGCCTTTTCCTTGGGCGGCGCCTCACCGTTTGCCTCCTGAGAGGCGCGCAGGTGGCGCTTACAGAACACCTCACCCTTCAGAGCGCTGAACTTGCACGGCTCCTTCTTGGACGTGCAGGCCGTGCACTTTTGCTTGTCAGCCTTGGCCACCTTGGCCACCGAGGCGGGCGCACTCTCGGTCGGCGTCTCTGCAGACCCCTCCTCCGTAGCCACCGCCACAGCCTTGGGCTTCTTGGTGTACTTGCGAGGCACCTTGATTGTCTGCTCAGCCGTCTCCAGGTAGAGCTTGGAGAGCTGCTCAAACGGCAGGTTGAACTGCTCAGACACGCTCACGAGGAACACGCGGTCACGCTCGGCAACCAGGGCGTTGATAGCAGCAGTGAAGTTGGCCATTTGGTACTTGGTGTACTTGGGTGTGTTTGCCTTAAGTGTCTGTTTGGGCTCCGTTGGGCTCTAGACCACACGAGTTTTCGAGGGACTCTGTCCCGAGTCGAGACCGAAGGTCTCTCGTGCGTGTGCTCTGGGGCTTAGAGGGTTTGGTCGAGGACCTTTAGAAGCTTTTGCTTGTCTAAGTCTTGGTGCTGCACTCCCTGGGCTGGACAGCACACGAATTTTTTAACACATGGCTCCCGTAGGTACGTCAATACGCCCGTCGAGACCCATCCAGTTGTTATACGCGCGGGGCCACACGACATTGTAATCACCACCGCTGTCGTACAAAAACCCGGAAACTTGCGGGGCAAGGAAAAACGCAGCGACAAAGAGGAGAGCCAACACTACCCACACGTTCAATTTCATTTACAAATATCACCGAAATTTATTCTCGCGGATCCAAGCGTTGCACACGTACTTGACGCCTGAAGAAATGGGAAGGCCCGCATGAAGTGCCTTGGGGTGACACTTGGCCTCTTCTGTTCCAAGGGGTCGAAAGAGTATTGCCGAGCCTGGATCGGCTTTCAATTTGAGATCTAAATTGGGAAAATGCGTTTCACCGTCAGTAAAGTCCGAGTTGAGATACACGAGGAGCGTTGCGACCCTTTGACCCCCATCCTTTTCAAAGTCTATACACCCCTGTGAATCGTCGCAGCACGAGTCGTGATGTTCCCTATAGTACGTGTTTGGCTCGTACTTGACAACTTGAAGATCTTCACACTCGTTTATTGTTTTTCCTGTATTCTCAAGAGCCTTGGCAAAGACTTTTTGGGCTACGGGATCTGTCTTGGAAATCCATGCCGTTTGACTCGTGCGTGATGCGTCAGCACCTTCGACGCCAACAACACTGCTTCGTGCAAACATTGGTGATGCCTTGTCTATGATGTATTGACACTCTTCAGGGGTCAATACATCCTTGACTATACGAGGGTGTTCCCATGAAGCTTGATCGTCTGTGAATCCCCTTCCCGAACGAGGCGCTACAAAGAGAAGTAAAAATGCACATGCGACAATGAATACGGCGCATCCTAGAAGGAGCACCTCCATACCTTTTTACCGTATTTTTTTCAAGACGCGATTGACTCGTTTGGCGTTCTCCTTTGCACGCGTATAGTTTTTGAGTGCGACGTTCCTGAGAAGGTGCGTTGCCGTGCGCCGGGCGTTATGAAGTGACGTGTTCTTTTTCGACACTTTCAAAAGTTCAAGCACACGCTCAGCGTTCTTTTGTCCTTTTTCCTTTGCCGACCCCTTGATTGGGTTGCGCTTGGCAATGAGCCCTCGGTACACAAACGAACCGGACAAGAGTGCAAGAGAGTCTTTGACTTGGTACCTTAATTTTTGGATTGGAATTCCAAGTTTGTGCGACATGGGCAACTGAAGCATGGCGCGGCTTGCGCCAGGGTACACGGCAAGGGCGGTGTCTACAAGGTCTGTCGCCTCGTTCTTTCCAGTCACAATCTGGTACGACACAACCTGGTACACCTTGCGTTTCGTCCCCGGAACCTGGAGACGTGGAGCATCGTACTTGGTCTTTTGGTGTTTATTCACGCGGAGACGTGCGTTGACTCCGTCATAGTGTTTGTTAAGCCATGCCACAAACCCGGTCAAGTGATGGGTCATGATGCTTTGCATAGCATAGGCATATGACGCCACAGTCTTGTCTGAACGCAAGAGACGGGGAACGGCAAAGGTAAAGTCAAAGTCTGAAGTCTGCCTGATTTTTGGAGTTAAATTGAGTTTCTTCTGTTGGAGATACAAACGAACCGCCATCCCACCCGTACAGAAGATGGTCATGTTTCCTCCATAGGGTTTCACGAGCCGTTTCGTACCTTTGCAATACTCCATAAAGAGTGTAGGAAGAGCCCACTTGAACGACCGTCGTGTGATAACGGGAGCGGGTTGACCACCACCTGCATTCTCAATCTTCTGGTACGCGTTCACGAGCATAATTTCAGAATGAAATGTGCCACCGTGGAAAATGGAAGGCTTGGCGGGGGCATAGTACCCGTCGTACCCCTCCGGAATCAGAAATTCGCGACTGAGGTGACCGAACACGATGTGATTCAGTTCTTTGTAACTGAGACGCTGCCCTTTGCGCGTGTTTGTTTCGCGGGGGAGTGGTCCCGCCTTGTTTCCCATGAGGATTTTGGCGGCAATAACCTGTTCACCGATCGTGACGTGTGTTCCAAGGATGACGCGCAAGAGCCCCTTCGTCTCCTTTGACAGGGGGTATGAGCTATGCAAAAGTTTGGCGATGTTTGCATGTGTCAGGTCAAACAAGCGAAGGGTCTTCTTCGCGCGGAACCGACACAGAGTTCCGTATTCCTTCGCGGTCCCGGCCCGTTCTGTGAGGTAGAAGAACCGCGTGTCCCTGAGCAAAATCTTACACGACAAATTCTCGAGACCTTTGTACAAGATTTTTCCCGGTGGAAAAATGGTCTCGCTGAACCCAGCCATTCTACTATTAGACCCAAACAATTTTATTTGTAAATTACAAGTATGGCAGCAAACCGATACGTCGGTATGCTTATGAACTCTCGGGAACAGGCGCACATGTTCCACCTGACGACCAACTCCTATGCACAGCACAAAGCCTTGCAAAAGTACTATGAGGGAATCGTTCCGTTGCTTGACGCGTGGGCCGAGGCGTACATGGGTAAGTATGGTCGTCTCAAGCGTATAACAACAAACAAACGGTTTTTGCGAGACCCGAAGAAGGCGCGGGTGTACTTCCGGTCACTCCTGGGCCGTATTCGGCGGCTCAAGCTTCCGCGAGGGGACACGTACCTGAAGAATATTCAAGATGAAATTACAGCCCTTATTCGGTCAACCCTGTACATGCTCAGTCTTCGCTGAGCGGGTGCTCAGTCAAATAAAAGGAATTTTACTTTAAAATTCAATGAAGGTTGTGGTCACTTTAACCACAATTCCTACCCGTGAAGACTCTGTCATCAAGACAATCGAGTCTATACAGAGAGGAACAGTACAGCCTGATATCATATACGTTAACCTTCCAGAGTGGTATCCGAGGTTTAAGTGTGCTCCCGATCCCAATTTGAAAACAAAATTGGAAGCCCTTGGAGTCACTGTGAATGTCTGTAAGGACTATGGATCCTTGACCAAGCTCGTGCCTATCCTAGACGTGGAGACGGACCCGGAAACACTTATTGTAGTACTTGATGATGACGTATCTTATCAACCTCAAGTCATCGAAGGACTCATTCATGGATATATCCAGTTTAGAACAGTCGTTGGATATAGCGGTATTGCGTATCCTGAAACGGCGATACAACGCACTGGGAAGAACGGATACGCCCTCTTTCTCGGTCACGGAAATTGTGCAGAGATTCTCGAGTGTGCTTTCGGGGTGCTTTTTCCGCGCAAGTGTCTTGAAGGCTTTCCCGTCCCCGAACCCATGACATCCGACTCGGAAAAATGTCTATATCTCACGGACGACTTTATTTTCAGCAAATTCTTTGAATCGAAAGGTATTCAGAAGAGAGTGGTCTGTTACGCCTGTGTCGGAAGGCACGGAGATGATTGGTCGACCATTTGGATTCAAAACGACGGGTCTCAGACGCACTCACTTTCGAGGGATGGAAATCTTGAAAATTATCTAAAGGCTGGAGAACTTTTAAGTGTACATGGAAGTTGTTGAACGGTGGGAAGAGCCTCGGGGTAATCCTTTCAAGTTTTTTCCGTGCTTCTTCTCAAAAAAGGATTTCACTTGGAGGTATATATCAAATAATGATCATTATAACAGTGTCATAAAATTGGGAAATGGTATGTGGATTCGGGGTGAAGACCCGCGCTCCTTTGTCATGAAAGGCCGTCGTTATATCCTTTCAAACATCTACATGGGTAACTTTATAGGAACTAGATACAACATAATAGACTATGATACTGGTGATAATTATCAATACACTGTCCATGAACCCAATTTCTTTTATGGAAAGAACTGGACACCATGCGTCGTGTCCGACTCTATGATATTTATTCATGCATTTGATCCTTTCACAATTCTAAAAGACGGTAAAATATTATTCACAAAGGAACTTGGCCTTGAAAAGCGAAAATGCGATAATTTTTGCAAGTGGAGAGGTAATTCAAATGGAATAGAGTACAATGAATTTATTTATGGTTTTGGTCACATATCCGAGGATATCAAGGAGTATAACGCCTTCATGTGGATCATAGACCGCAAGAACCTAACGCTTAGTATCGCAAAGATTGACTATCAGAAGGATGAGTATCCATATACTCACTTTTGTTCCATTTGGAAGGAGGGATCAGAGACGTATGTAGGGGTCTGGGATGAGTCTGGAGACTGCTTTGATATGGACATAAAAACACGTACAAGCATATTTAAAATTTATTTTGAAAAGCTAAAGGAAAGTCTCACTTGGAAAACCTTCACCGTACCAGAAATACAGCTCATTTAAAGGTTTAAAAGTTGAGAAATATATGAACTGCGCGGTAGTGGGTATTGGGAAGCTTGGGTTGTGCTTTGCTTTGACAATTGAAAGAACGGGATGTCACGTCATCGGAGTTGATATAAATCAGACGTATGTAGATTCTTTGAACGCCAAGACGTACTCTTCATATGAACCCGGTCTCACAGAAGCTTTGCGGGAGAGTACGCGGTTTCATGCAACCACGGATCTTGAAGATGCCGTCTCCAAGTCGGACTATATTTTCATCCTTGTGCAGACTCCAGAGACGGACACGAGTTACGATCACACGATACTCGAGGATGTTATTTCTAAAATTTCAAAAATGAATTCAGTTCCCAAACACATTATAGTCAATAGCACCGTTATGCCGGGATTTCACAAGACGCAGAATGTGGGACGTCATACTTTGTCTTACAATCCTGCGTTTGTTGCACAGGGTACGGTCATGAGCGACTACGCGTCTGGGGGGAAGTTTGGTGTTATTGTCATAGGTACGGAAGATGCCCAAGTCAAGGAAACTCTTGTGAATCTTTACAGATCCATTAATTCAGACACAAAAATAAACGTTATGACTCCCGCAAGTGCGGAAATTTTCAAGATTGCAGACAATACGTTTCGAGTCCTCAAGATTGCGTATGCAAATCTGGTAGGAGACTTGTGTAGACGCACACCGGGTGCAAATCAGGATGAAGTGGCTGCAGCTCTCAAAAATGACGCGTCAATAGGAACTATTTGCATGACACCAGGGTACGGCTACGGAGGACCCTGTTATCCCAGAGACCTCAAGGCTCTCACAACATATGCCACATCTGTAGGTTTCAGACCCGGTTTACTCGCGGGAGTGGCTACAACTAATGAGGACCATCATGAGGCACTTCTTAAGGAACTCTTGGACCAGAACCTGGAAGCGTACGTGTTCGACTCTTTCACGTATCGCCCGGATATGAAGGTGGAGATGTTTGATAACAGCCCATCCCTTCGTCTCGCCTTGGATTTACACCGACTCGGGAAGAAGATTACAGTACGGGACCCTCAATCGTGGGCGTACTTTAAAGAAAAGATAACTTTGTAAAATAATGGATCAGGTCAAGGAGTTTTGGAACGCCCGTCCGTGCAATATTCGACACGGCACGGCTGAAATTGGTACAAAAGAGTATTTTGACCAGGTAGAGAACCGACGATATATGGTCGAACCTCACATTCCTAGGTTTGCTGATTTTGAAAAGTGGAAAGGAAAGTCTGTTCTTGAAATAGGAACTGGAATCGGCACTGATACTATTAACTTTATGAGAGCTGGAGCTGACGTGATATCCATAGATCTGTCAGAAGAGTCTGTGAAACTCGCAAAAAAGCGGGCTGAGGTGTTTGGTTTTGATCCTGAAAAGATTTTATTAGCCAACGCCGAAGACTTTCAGTTTAGTCGCACTTTCGATCTTGTGTACTCTTTCGGTGTCATTCATCACACGCCAAATCCAAAGGCAGTTATTGAGCGCATTGCTCAGCATCAGGAGCCGGGTCAAGAACTTCGAATTATGCTGTATTCGAAAATTTCATATAAACTCTTCTGGGCTATGCACACGTACAATTTATGGGACCTGTCAAAGATGGATAACACTATCAGGGAATTTGCCGAGGCTCAGACCGGATGTCCTGTAGCCTACACGTACACTTTTGACGAGATTCGGGAGCTTTTGAGTCCTTGGTACACCATCCAAGAAATGGAAAAGGACCATATATTTATTTGGAATGTTGAAAAGTACATAAACCACGAGTACGAGATTGACTCAGCCTGGAAAGACGTGTCGGAATCAAACTTCAAGGCTCTCAAAAAGGAACTCGGGTGGCACACTTTGATCAGGGCGACGCGGACGTAGCGTTTTTATTGAACCTATTTTTTCTTATTTTAAATAAGTGAAATGCCATTTACTGTGGACTGGTTCACGGGATATATTCCCACCTGGGAAACTACATTTAAAAAAACTAAAGTTCCTGAGAATATTCTCGAGATTGGTTCTTTCGAAGGGCGTTCGACATGTTGGCTCTTAGAAAACACAAATGCTCACGTTACGTGTGTAGATACGTGGGAAGGAAGTGATGAACACTCTCAGGATCTCAAAGATGGACTCTTTGAACGTTTCAAGGAAAACATTGAACCGTACAAAGACCGTGTGACCTTGTGCCGGGGGTTTTCGGGTGAGGTGCTTCGAAAGTTCGAGTGCAAACCTACTTTTGATTTTATTTATATTGATGGGTCCCATTACTCAAAAGATGTACTTGAGGATGCAATATTGTCCTGGAGACTTGTGAAACCAGGCGGGATCGTTATTTTCGATGACTACATGCTTCAAATTAACGATTCCCCTCTTGACGATCCCATGAATGCCCATTGTGGAATCAATGCATTTTGTCACTTTTTCAACCCCAAAATCCTCTGCATGTACAATCAACTTATCATCCAAAAAGAGGTCTGAAAAAGTTCTTCGGGGACGTTCGGTTCGGTCCACTCGGGCAGTGGGTCGGTCCACGAGTCAAGAATAACAGCTCCAAATTGGCGGTAGAGAGGATCCAGTCCACTTGAAATGATCACAGGGCGCGCCTTCATATATGCCGCCTCAAAAAAACGGTGCGTATCTATGCCGAATCCCATAGGACACGCAACGTACTTTGAACGCCGCAGCATCTTAAGAAACTCGGGGAGGGGCCTTCGCTCCATGTCCGCGCCCGGGAACGCCTCGAGACACTTTTGTCGAACGGCCCGAACGGATGCGAATTTTGGCTCGGGTCCGTGGAGGTTCACGTTCACGTACATATCAATGTCTTTCAGTGTTTCCGACTCGCGGATCTCTCTGAAAAGGTTTTCATCAAGTTTTGTTTTGGTCATGAACTGTCCGGGGTTTGGTGGGGCATCTACAAAGCCTATGGGTATCTGAGTCACGAGAGGGTGAGTCCATTCGCAATTTCGTGCTAAAATTCGTTTGCAACAAGGACGCACAGCCTCAAACATGATTCGATCAAAGAATCGGTCCGAGTGGTGAATCACAAGAGTCAAATTTGAGGATTGAAGCAACTTAGGAAGAACTTGTTCAAAGTAGTCTGTGTTTACGAATACCTTTTTGTCTGAAAAATCTTGAGAAAAGTCGACGGGTCCGAATGAAGGGTCTAGTACTACATCACATTCTCGCATGAAACTGGGAGCAGATATAAGCATTATGTATTTCTGGCAACAAATCTCTAAACCAAAATAAAGGTAAATATCTTTCTACTTTTAATGAGGTACTTGGTGACGGGCGGCGCTGGATTCATAGGAAGCACTCTCGTAAATAGATTATCGAAAACCCATCAAGTCGTGGTCATTGATAATCTGTCGACCGGAAACATAGACTATGTTTCTATGAATTCGAATGTTACATTTATTCAAGGCGATGTTACGGATTCGAGCGTTTTCGAAAAGGTCGGAAAAGTGGATGGAATATTTCACTTGGCAGCTATGAGTAAAGTTCTCCCTTCGCTCGGAGACCCTAAAATGATTGATTTCTGTACACATCAAAACGTCAATGGAACGATTCAAGTTTTGAAGTTTGCGTTAAGTCATGATCCTCCAGTGAAGGTCGTGTATAGCGCCTCTTCAACCTGTTATGGTATGAATCCCATTCCACAGCACGAGGAGCAACTCCCTGATTGTCAAACACCATATGCACTCAGTAAATATTGCGGTGAGCTCTATTGTGAAATGTATTCACGCCTGTATAATGTCCCTACTATTCGGCTCAGATACTTTATGGTCTTTGGGCCAAACGAGCCGGCATCCGGGTCGTATGCCATAGTTTCTGGAATATTTCTCAAACGCAAAAAGGAAAATTTGCCGCTTCTCATCCATGGAGATGGCACACAGACTCGCGACTTTGTCCACGTCGAGGATGTTTGTACGGCGAACATTCTCGCAATGGAGTCCGACTTGTACAGTGAGACAATAAACGTGGGAACAGGTCGACGCTTGTCCATCAAGGATCTGGCCAATAGTATTTCGGATAATCAGGTGCACACGGAAAAGCGCCAAGTTGATTTAGAGGCGACCGAGAGTGATAATTCAAAGCTTCAGCGCCTCTTGAACTGGACTCCTCAGATGAAGATAGAAGACTATGTCCAATCAATCGTGTGAAACCACTTCACTTCATATGGAAAAGAAAACCAATCGTCTTGTATTTTAAAAACAAAGGGTTCGCCGAGAATATAGTGGAGTATAAATTCAAAAAACATAATCATAGGCTGTTCAGTGTCCTTGTCTTCGTTTGCCATGATCACAGCGTACCACGTTTCCCAAGCACTTTTAGGTACTGCCAATATGCGTTCTTTTGCGACTATAAATTGAGCGCATATGGGTACTATCATTTTTGCACCCTCGGGAACCGGTGGGAACCCGAACTTGTACCAGTATGACTTGAGATACATTCCCGGACACCCCTGGACCGTGATGCCCTCATCGTAAAACATATAGTATCGCATAAAGTTGTTCAAAGGAATGTACCCGTATTTGGCTATGTTTGCTTTTTCGATCACCTCCAAAAGAGGACGGTCATGATACTGGTGCCACGCCTTTTCGTGTCCGTGAATGAAAGCTATATGGTCCGGTAAATTTTCATAATTTTCAATGATGTACTTGAAACAAGCACTTGTGTCCTTTCCCCGGTTTGGTATGACGTGTTGAGGAACAAAAGGGGAAGGAGCCGCACCCTCCTTGTCTATGAGGACAACGGGAAACTTGGAATCCTTGAGCCAATTGAGATCTTCGTTCCAGTGACTCGTAACAATAGTTAAAGTCATATTCAAATAAAGTATCTTTTCCTTTAAACTTTAATGAAGGTCATCATAAGCCTGACGACCATTCCTTCCCGATTTGACCATCTTCAAACCGTGGTGACCCACCTTGAACAGCAGACGTGTCATGAGATTTGGGTCAACATTCCTCACACGTATCAACGGTTTCCAGACTGGGACGGGTCTGTTCCTCCTCTTTTTGGATCGAAATTAAAGGTGAACAGGGAGTGTGAAGATCTCGGCCCGGGGACAAAAGTCCTCGGTCCGGCCCCGCATCTCGACCCAGAGGACCTGATTGTGTACTTGGACGATGACACCAATTATGATCCAAAATTAGTGACGAACCTTTTGAAGTGGTGGAGGACCGACCCAAAAAGTGCTTGGGGTCTTTCAGGATTTCACTTTCAAAATTACTTTGATAAAAGGTACCCAAGAACTCACGGAGTCGTTATGGACGTTCTTGAAGGGTACGGATCTGTACTCGTCAAGGCGGGGTGGATCCAAAACTTGATGTCAGAGTTCAAGGAACTTCGCGAGGAGGCAAAGGCGGCCGATGATGTCATCTTGTCAAACCTCTTGATCAAGCAAGGGGTCGCTCTCAAGACAGTGTGTACACCCGAGTGCCACATCGGACAGATTCAGCAGCTCCAGTATGGGTTTGAGCAAGATGCGCTTCATCACCAATTTTCAGGAGGTCATCATGAAAACTATCGCAACGTTCTCAAATCCCTTGAAGATAAGGGAAAGAGTTATTTCAAGTACAAATGCTCGTAGATACATTTATGTTCTACAACGAGTATGATATTCTAGAGCTTCGCCTCGAGGTTCTCGACAGATACGTGGATCGTTTCGTACTTGTCGAGTCTGAAGTAAACCACGTCGGTGGTCCCAAAGAGCTATTTTTCGAGAAGAATAAGGAGCGTTATGCCAAATGGCTTCACAAGATTGAACATATCATCGTCACGGCCGAGGAGTCGCCCAAGGATGAGAACCCGTGGTCCCGTGAAAAGTATCAGCGCGAATGTATTCTCCGAGGAGTTCAGGACGTTCCCGACGGGTCGATCATCATGGTCAGTGATGTGGATGAGATTCCGGACCTGCGCATCGTCCCGTACGAGAAACTGCCTCATGTCTTGAACTCAGTCCATATGTGGATGTTCGAGTACTCACTTGACTACCTCTTCACGGGTGAGCCATGGTTCGGAACGGTCATCACGACCGCGGAAGTCTTCAAAAGGGCCGGTCCGAACGCCCTTCGAGACGGGCGTTGGAAGTTTCCGTGTATCCAGTGGGCCGGATGGCACTTGAGCAGTTTCGGGAACGCCGAACACGTGTGCAATAAGATGCACACCTTTGCACACGCCAAGGACGGACATCACGCGTCCCAGACTCCTCAGACGTTCAAGTTTTTCATTGAACAGGGTATTCATACGGATGGGCACACACCACTTGTGAAGCGCCCACCCGAGGTTCCTCTACCAGCACCTGTCGAAGTTCTTCAACGTCTAGGGCTGGGTACCTTCCCTTGAACTCCCCTTTGAGTTTCACGAGCTTACGAACGATATCAACATCTAAAAACTTGAAAAACCTCCGCTTTTCCGTAAGAGATCCCTGTCCCCTCTGTTCCCTGAGGCCTTGACACACGGGCCACGTTGCCTCCCGGAGGTCCGACAATTCAGCTTCTAAATTGTCGAGTCTTTGAAACACAAAGCGCCAGTTTTCGTCCATATCCTACGAGCAGTCAATAGGTTTAACTACGGACGGACACTCATAGTTGATGCATATGGCTGCCCCGAGTGCAAAGAGAACGCCAAGCCATTGAATCCAGTGTGTGAATTTTTCACCAAAAATGAAATAGGCCGTGATGGCTCCACCCAAAACAATCATGGCTTCCCACATGATACAGGTCCACATCATGCTCTGTCCTTTGAGGGTCTGTACAAGAAAAAGGAGAACGACGAGCCAGGCTGCAACACCAAAGCCCAAGTGGTGGTGTTTCCCGTTCTCTGCGTACCACTTGAGGTGAGCGTTCCCAAAGAGTTCCGCAAGTGTCATGAGCAATACGTTCAGTATGGTCATCCCTGGTAAGAGAAAACATTGTTTTTTATTTTCCCTGGAAACGTCAGATGGTTCCATACCTTGCGTCGTGGCTTTCCTGGTTTAGTGACTGGTGTAGAGGTCCGAGCCCTTTGACAAGGGAAGTCATTATACGAATTTTGAATGAAAATTCACTCGAGTTTCGGGTCGCTTTATTAACTTCTCAAATAAGGCTGTTGTGGCCTTCTGCTGTATGACGACCCTCTTCATAGGTCCGACACTCTTAGCAGGTATCGGCCAGGTGACGAAACAGTACGCGAATCTCATTGAAAATTCAGAGTATGTGGAGATTGGTCAGCAGCCCAAGCAAACAAAGTACTCCCACGGTTTTGCCTTTGTTTTACCTATTGAGCAACAACTTGCAATTGTTGACAAGTACGCGAGTCTGTGTGAATCTATGATGTATATGACCGTATGTGAAACCGAGCCTGTGAACCCGGCCTATGGGCTCTTGGTTCGATATAAGACGGTGTGGTGTCCTTCGGAGTTTGCGCGGAGTACGCTCGAGCGTCAATTTCCACACGTCGAATGGAAGCTTCTGCGACACTACGCGCCTGAAAAGCCGCACAGGTGTCCCATCGAGGCCGACCATGGGAAACAGCCGCCGTATACGTTCTATACCATCGGGAATATTGCAGACCCTCGAAAGAATATCCAAGGGCTCATAAACGCTTTTTTGAGTTGCGGGTTCGGTGATCGGGCCAGACTCGTACTCAAAGCGACGTGTAACCAGCCGATCGAGCTGAAGATTCCCGGGGTCGTGGTTATCAATGGTCTATTAATTGACGAGGCGCTCGAAAAGATACACGGGTCGTGTCACTGTTACGTCAATTGCTCACACTCCGAGGGAGTCGGAATGGGAGCCGTTGAGGCTGCTTTGCGGTCCAAACCCGTCGTGATTACCGATTACGGGGGACTCAAAGAGTACGTGCAGACCCCGTGGGTCGTGCCGTGTACAAAGGGGCCTATTGGGTTTGATGATTTTTTGTTTACAAAGGACCTCGAGTGGGGGCACCCGGACCAGGGGCGACTTGCCGCGGCTCTCCGGGATTGCTTCGAAAAGCGCGTGACGTTTTGGGATCACGCACATACACGGGCTTTGATGACTGAAGTTACTGAACACCTGCCGCGTTTGCTGGGGGTTTGCCCTGATTCACAAGGTTCAAGTTCTTGACCATAGCCTTAGTCAGAAGATTCATAGCCTGCGTCGCGTTCTGAGCCGCCTTGGCCGTTGCGGCCGCCTGTGCCGCCTTGGATGCCTCCATGAGCTTGTTTCCGATGTTCTTCATGTTGAGTCTGTACATCTTGTTTGCCGCGTTCTGAAGACCCTGAGCAGACTTGTTCAGGTTTGTATTCATCTTGCTCAGGTTCTGAGCCACGTTGTTTCCAGCCTCGGCCTGCTTTTGGGCGTTGGCCGCAACGTTCAACTGTCTCATCGCGTTATTCGTCTGGGTAATTGCTGCATTGGTCGTCGCCATTTACAGTAGATCAATATTTTGTGGGGGAGCTTGGAGTATCGCTGACCGCCTGTGAATCGACCCAGTAATGGGACAAGTACACGGTCACACCGACCACGATGGAGGATGCGAGCAAAAAGCCCTTTTGAGAATTCAGGAACAGGACGGTATCGTCAAGGACCTGTATACCTGTGGGCTTCTTTATCAGACGGGGGACAAGATAGACGAGGAGAAAGTTGATGACGAGAGCGGCCCAGAGGTAGTTCCAGTTAAACTCCATTACACTATACTCAGGTTTTTATTGCGTGCTTCTTGCAGAACTTCCCACAGGTTGCCTTGAACCCGCACTGTTTCCCCTCCATAGTCTTGGCGTGGCAACGGTGCGCAGCAGGAAGCGCCTTGGGTTTCTCCTTGTGTGCAGACTCGTGCGGCTTGGGAGGCTCATCGATACGCACGAGTGTGTGACGCTTGGCCTTGAGCTCGAGCGTATGTGCCTTGAAGCGGGCAATAGAGGCGTCAAGCTTAGCAAGGTCCATGGTGTTTGTGGTCTGGCATGTATGACGTATGTGAGGTGCTTGACGGGGACGGGACACGTTTTTTTTGAGCAGTGGCTTAAAAATTCTCGCGGTATAGTAATCACAGATGCAGATCTTCGTGAAGACTCTGACCGGGAAAACTATTACCATAGAAGTGGAGAGTTCTGACACAATTTCAAGCGTTAAACAGAAGATTGAACAAAAGGAAGGCATCCCTCCGGACCAACAACGTCTAATCTTTGCCGGCAAACAGTTGGAGGACGAGCGGACGATGGCTGATTACAATATTCAAAAGGAATCGACGCTCCACCTTGTGTTGCGTCTGCGTGGAGGAATTGCTTAAAAAATGGCCACTCTAAAATATAAATGGATCTCGTAGATGCCCGAGTAGGAAAGTGGAAAATAAGTTATATAAATAATGATGAGTGGATCGGTCCGTATATAGCCGGAGGTGGTGAATGGGAAAGTTGGATGAGGCAGGATATTATGCACGGGTATCGTCCGGGAACAGATATCCTTGATATAGGAGGAAATATAGGATGTAATTCTCTTATGTTTTCAGATTACGGACCTGTACATGCGTTCGAACCTTTATTCTTTGATATTTTACAAAAAAACGCGTCTCAAAATCAAACAAAACACCCTATAACTGTTCATCCTATAGGTCTTTCTGATGAAAATACAAAAAAACAGATTTACTTCCCAGAAAAACGAAATGGTCTTTGTAATTATGGAGGATGTTCTGTGAAACCACAATCCGGTATCTACTCGTCTGAATCTTCAACGATTGATTTATGTCGTCTTGATGATGTATATTCAGGGATACCAAGTGTTATGAAAATTGATGTAGAAAATAATGAATTAGAAATGCTTAAAGGAGCTGAAAAAACTATTCGTAAACACATGCCATATATCATAATAGAAGTACACAATCCAGACGCGAATCCGGTTCCAAACTACCTGCATAGTTTAGGATACGATACAGTGATTGCGCGTCCTCACGCTAATTATGCTTTTTTTAAAAAAATTGTATAATATAAATGCCATTCACTCTCCAGGACCCAGCATCGGGTCTGTTTTGGACTTCCGGTATTTTTGGCCGTGTTCAGCTTGGTACCATCCCGAACACGTACACACTCGAGGGGTCTTACATCAAGAACACCGAGACGGGTAACTATGTGAATCACATTGCTGATTTGCTTCACGAGGGTGGTGAGCCCGAGGCGTTTGTCTTCGAGGCGGACGGTACGATCACGTCTCAGGGCAAGGCTGTTATCGCCTCTCAGTTTGTGCACATCCGCGAGGGTGAGCCAACGCAATGGGTCAAGGTTGACGAGGCCGAGGACGACGTTCCCGTGAACCGCGCATCTGCCCTGATCGAGGAGGCTCTGAACGCCTCGAAGAAGTGCGGGTGCGAGTGTGGGTGTGAGGCGGGATGCGAAGGGTGTGCATGCGAGGACTGCGATTGCCCCGAGCCCGAGGCCGAGTAGATTTTTCTAACCTTATAATAGAATGGGTCTTCCACCCGATGTATGGGGGCCCCGCTTGTGGGGTGTTTTACACACCCTGTGTCTCACAGGGACCATCACACCTGAATTTGTTCAGGAGTTTGCAAATGTCATACCTTGTCCAGCATGTGCAATGCACTTTAGGGACCTTCTTGAGGCGTACCCTTTTGAAAAAGCCTTGGATAAGTTTGAATGGTCAGTCTTTGTACATAACCAAGTGAATGATCGTCTTGGCAAACCAATGATGAGCGTTGAAAAGGCTCGTGAATTGTGGAGTCAAAAGTCTTCGTGTACACAATTTGATTTCAAAATTGTGGTCGTCATTATTTTTTTGGTACTTGCCTTAGTTTTCATGTACTTGCGTAAATAAGATCTTAGAACTTAGTATAGAATGGCCGGTGGTTTGTTCCCTGGTCACCCATTTGCACTCAACGTCAAGTGCATCGTCTTTACAGCGATTCTTGCCGGTGGATATTGGTACTTGCCACCCAAGAATCTCTGGATCCTCGCCTTTTTGATTTGGTTTCCGTATATCGCTCTCGCGTGGTACGATTATTCGTACAAGTGTCAAGACAAGTTAAAGCCGACGCTCGTGCCGTTCGGCCGGTACATTTGGCTTCCATTCAAGCCTCCAGGGTACAAAGAGGAGTTTAACCGTCTTCCACCTGATCAGATTCAGGCGATGAACACACTGGATCACTTGGTTTTATGGACGGCATTGGCAGCAGGCACTGCTTATTTTCTCGTGAAAAAGTAGAAGTATGGCGAGTCCCTCTCCCGGACCCGTCACGAAACCACCCCCAGCTGAAATGAGTGAAGCTGCAAACGTCGGTATCGGTGTGGGTATGACAACATCTGCGTGCGTCCTCCTTGTACTTGGAATTTCACTTGGAAATTGGCTTCGAAAAAATGTCACGGAAGTAACTCCGGCCCAAAAAGGCGCGGCGAAAGCGTTTGAAGGAATCGCCATTCTTGGAAAGGGCGGACTTATTGCGGCTCTTATTGCCCTTGCGACAATCAACGGGAACGTTTCGTACGTGTCCCAGAACCCAACCAAGTTTATGCAAGACGCTCTTGCGACCGGTGGGTTTGGCGCACTTGCAGCCGTGTTCCTGACCCTGACACGTGGTCGTTCAGATCTCTTTTTCAATCACCTTATTTTCGCTTTTATGCTTTTCTTCCTGTACCACGTGTGTCGCGAACTTGCCGGGTACTTTACAATCTTTGGGTCCGAGCAAAAGACGGCCAAAATTCAAAAGGAAGAGTCCAAGTTTACAAAACCTATTTTGGTCACCGGAGGCGTTCTTGCGTGTATTGCACTTGTTCTCGCACTCGTGTCCCGAGCTGCCCCGGACTATACACAGGGCATTTTCAAGAGTCTCGGTGAATCTACAGCCCTTGGACTTGAAACGTTCATATTCGTTGCCATTGTGACGGCCGGTGAAGTCATCGTGGCGCGGAATCACGGGGACCCCATAGGACCCGCAATTGGAACGAGTGCGCTCATATTCACATTGGCCCACCTTGTGCTTCAAGCCGGTGGGTTCTACGGCCATTTATACAAAACCTCTCACACGCTCCATGACACGGTCGGAGAGGCCTTGAAGGCCAACTAAAGACACCAAACGTATTTTAGACAATGCAACAGTATGAACGTCTCACACACGTCGAGCACATTCTCAAGCGGCCCGACACATATGTTGGATCCCTGGCACCCGAGTCCTCAACGTACTGGACACGTGTGGCTGGACGTTTTGAACCTAGTGTTTGTCATGTATCACCTGCACTGGTGAAAATCTTCGATGAGGTTCTGGTCAATGCGATCGACCAGTACTCTTTACACCAGAAGAAGGTGTCTCAGATTCACGTTAATGTTTCTGAGAACACAATTTTAGTTGAAAATTGGGGAGTCTCCATTCCAATCAAGAAACATGACAAGGAGCGTGGTTCAGATGGTTCCCCGCTCTGGATCCCCGAGCTCATCTTCGGACACCTTTTGACCAGTTCAAACTATAACGACGATGAGCAACGCGTCACAGGTGGTCGGAACGGGTACGGTGCAAAACTTGCAAACGTATTTTCAAATAAATTTTGGATCGTGATCAGTGATGGGAAAAAGACGTACCGTCAGATGTGGCACAATAACATGAGCACGTGTGACCCGCCCATCCTCGAGAACGAGTCTGACGGGGTCTATGTTCGGGTCGGGTTCACACCTGACCTCAAGAGGTTTGGCGGGATCGGCGACTTTGTCAAGGTGGCCGAGAAGCGAACCTGGGACGCGGCCCTTTGGTGTCCCAAGGCCAAGGTGAATTTTAATTCAAAATTGATCCAAGTCCCAAGCCTTGAGGAGTATGCAAAGATGCACGGTCTTGTCGCCTATGGGTCTACGACTCTGAAGATGAATGAGGTGTGGCTGGATGTTGTGATCGGCCACTCAACCTCGGGAGGATTCCAACAGTGTTCATGGGTCAATGGAATTGCAACGACCAAGGGTGGGTCTCACGTGGACAAGGTGGTTCAGGCACTTGTGAGCGAGATCCAAAAGGACAAAAGGTGTTCGACTCTGAAACCGGCACAAATCAAGGCGTCCCTGTTTGTCTTTGTGAAGGGTGTCATCGTGAACCCGACGTTCAGTAGTCAGACCAAGGCGGAGTGTACTTCAAAAATTTCCGATACTCCCAATTTTCCACCAAAATTCATCAAGGATGTTCTCGCCACCGGTGTCTTGACTGACCTCATCGCACTGGGTCAAGCCAAGTTGGACAAGGATCTCAAGAAGACAGATGGATCCAAGAAGTCGAGGATTACGGGTATCCCAAAACTGGACGACGCCAACTGGGCCGGTACTCACAGGTCGCACGAATGTACGCTTATCATTACTGAGGGTGACTCGGCCAAGGCTCTTGCTATTGCTGGCTTGAGCGTGGTAGGCCGCGACAGGTTTGGTGTGTTCCCATTGAGAGGCAAACCGCGCAATGTGCGGGACGCTTCGGTAAAGCAAGTGACTGAAAACGAGGAGTTCAACAATCTCAAGAAGATTCTCGGGCTCCAACATGGAAAGACCTATAATTCTGTAAGAGAATTGCGGTACGGCCGACTCATGATTATGACAGATGCAGACTTGGACGGGAGTCACATCAAGGGTCTGGTTCTGAACATGTTCCACGTGTATTGGCCGAAACTGATCGAGCTTGGGTTTGTTGTGTCCATGGTCACACCTGTGATCAAGGCGGGCAAGTCGTGGTTCTTCACGGAAGATGCGTTCCGTGAGGCACAAGCTCAGCGTTCTGGTGGTCTGCCCGGGCCAGTCAAGTACTATAAGGGTCTGGGAACATCGACAAGTGCCGAGGCCAAGGAATATTTCAAGCAAATTGATAAGCTGACTGTGGCGTTCGGTGCAGACAAGGACATGAATGAGTCTATGATGCTTGCGTTCGCCAAGGCCTTGGCAGATGATCGCAAAGAGTGGCTGACAAAACACATGGCAACACCCCCACCAGGTGTGCCGTACGGCCAAGTCGCCAAGTTATCCGTCTCAGACTTTGTTCACCGCGACCTTGCCAACTTTAGCGCGGAGGACATCAAGCGAAGCATTCCACACGTCGCGGATGGTCTCAAACCGAGTCAACGCAAGGTGATCTTCGCGTGTCTCAAGAAGGGTCTGACGCAAGACATGAAAGTGGCTCAGTTGGCAGGGTACGTGGCCGAACAAACAGCATACCATCACGGCGAAGCCAGTCTCCAAGGAACAATTATCAATTTAGCCCAAAATTTCGTCGGGGCAAACAATCTGAACCTTTTGGAGCCTTCGGGACAGTTTGGCACGAGATTGGCAGGTGGCAAAGACGCGGCCAGTCCCAGGTACATCTTCACGCGTCTCAGTCCCTTGGCCAAAAAGATCTTTGACCCGACAGACGCCCCCGTACTCAAGTACGTGGTGGATGATGGTCAGAAGGTTGAGCCCGAGTATTACGCACCTGTCCTACCCATGATTCTCGTGAATGGTGCCGAGGGGATCGGCACGGGTTTCAGCTGTTACGTCCCGCCATATGACGTGGAGATTATCAAACACAACATTCGGTGTGTTCTCGACCAGGTTGCGCGAGGAATCGCAGATTCCGAGTCGGAGCGGAGCTCCTCCTGGGCCCCGATGGTCCCACACTTCAAGGGGTTCAAGGGCAAGGTGACAAAGACGAAGGAACATACATGGACGCTCGAGGGTCTCGTGACCAAGGAGGGGAGTCAGTACCACGTCACGGAGTTGCCTCCAGGAAAGTGGATTCAGGATTTCAAGGAACACTTGGATGACCTCGTGGACAAGGGCACGATCCAAAAGTTCGAGAACCACTCGACGGAGACTCAACCAGACTTTCGCATCTGGGGTGCCTCCTTTGAAGACCCCGTGAAGGATCTTGGACTTGTCAAAACGATTCACACGAGTAACATGTACCTGATTGCAGGGAATGGCGCGGTCAAAAAGTACGCAAGTCCAGAGGAGATTCTAGTCGACTATGTGGAGATTCGGTTGGGTGTGTACAAGAAACGCAAGGCGTGGCTTCTCAAGGAATTTGATTCTGAAATTGAGTGGCTCAGTGAGAAGGCCAGGTTCATCACGGGAGTAATCAACGGGTCACTCAAGGTGTTGAACGTTCCCTTGACCCAAGTCCAGAGTCAGTTGGCCAAGGCTCAATTTAAGGATGAAATTTGGGAAAAGCTTTTGGATATCAAGACGTACCAGTACGTGGCGGAAGAGGTGAAGCGTCTTCAAGACTTGGTCGCAAAGCGGAAACACGACCGGGACGCACTCAAGGCGACGAGCGTGGTTCAACTGTGGAAGAATAATCTGAGTGAGTTGTAGTAGAGGGAATGCAGAAAGCAATCCATAACGTGATTACACTTGAAAGACAGTTACAGGCATCGATATTTCATCTCTTCAATAAAGACGTAGGACCACCGGCTCCAGTACCAGTCCCTGTACCAAGCCAGATATCCCCGAGTCCCAAACAGACCCCAGTTGCTCTATTTCCGATTGACGTGAGCGGTTTTTATAAAGTAACAAGTCCGACCGAAGTGACGTTTTATGCATCGACAGATTTTCCGACTGTTCCTGTGAGTGCTGGATGGTCCGGTGTAGGATTTATTGGAATTTTAGGTCAAATTCAAGTCACAAGCGTCTCGAACGTCGCCGGGGCTACAGAGTACGGAACATATAAGTGGTCATTTACTCTTCAGACGGACACGGATCAAAACATACAAGGAACGCAAGAGTCTGTGGGTGCTATTCTTTATCCGCCGAACCAGGTGCAGTACAACACCAAAAGAACTCAAGTTCCGGTGTACGGATACTACACGACATTTCAAAACGCCGTCACATTTTATTTTACGGCACCTCCCCCGGCGCAAACAGGAGTCGGATGGCTTATTACAGGCCTTCCGACATTCAAGGTCCCTCTCCAGATTACTTCATATTCTCAAAATTTGGACATGGCTTTTTCAACAGTTGGTTCGAATATTCCGACCGTTTCTCTTGCAACACTCGTTCCTGTAGATGGAAGTATTCCACCGAACAACTCTGTTCCTGTATATGTGAATGGAGTTCCTGCAATGATTCAAGAGCCTTTATTTACGAACGCGTTTGTTCCTGGGAAGTTCACAAACTACGTTTCTCCAAAAACAGCAAGTGGACTACCAAACGTACAAGTTCAACTCAACTCAAACGTTCACGTAGGAACTTATCCAGAACTAAGAACACTTAACACGGATGTAGAATGGCAAGACCCACAACCTGGAACGCGCCTCTTTCCGGAGAGCAAATACATTGAAGAAAAGAACAAAGGGTTCAGTTCGGGTTCGGTTCTTTCGCTCCAGGCTGTTGGGCCACAAGAAGAGTACCTCTTGACGGACGACATGAGTAAATCGCAATGGAACCCGGCGTTCAAACGATACTCGAACTTTGTGATGTACCAAAAGGTGTATCCTTTTCCACCTCCAAATCCGTATTACCAGGGGTCAGTCGTTCAGATTGAGTTGCGTCCGACAGAGTTGGGTCATCTATTGTCAAATATGTACCTTTCAATAAACTTGCCCGCCCTTCCCGGAAGTAATAGTTACACGCCAAACGTCGGACGGGCTCTTCTGAAACAGGTCGATCTTCTTGTAAACGAGACAATCGTTGAGACATTGTATGATGACTGGTACGTTATTCGTGACCAAATGTTTCTCGACGCGGACGAACAGCTTGGTCTTCAAACGGCGCTCACCGTATCAAACGCCCAGGTCGGTGGGACCATCACGATTCCACTTGAATTTTTCTTTTGTCGCCGACATTCGCACAACAATAAAGGACGTGAGCGGCTTCGTAAGCCGTATTTGCCAACGTGTGCCATGTGGGCTCAACGTCTATACGTGCGTTTTACGTTTCAACCAAACACATGGTGGTCGAGTCTTCCCGCAAACACGACGTATGACGTGTATCCTCCAGGCACGACACTATGGCCAAATCTTATTACAGAGGAAATTCTTCTGGAAAATGCAGAAAAGCTGTACTACCAAAACACTCCACTCAAGTATATAGTGAACCGAGTTCAAAAGGAGTCGGCTTTGTCCTTTAATAGCACAAGTACGACTCTTCAATTGACGGCTAGTTATCCCGTTCAAGTCCTTGCATGGTTCTTTCGAAACAAGAATTTCGAAACGGTAACTGACAGTCGATATTATGCCTCTCGTTACAGTTACGGGTACACAACACAGTATATTCAGACGGGTATAGAACTTCAATTTCCTTCTGGAAATGCAAACTTTGTGGACGTAATTAATAACGCCAAAATTACTCTGAACAATGTGGACATTCTGAGTACATTCCAGGGGTCATTGTATTACTCGTTTAAACAACCCATGGAACATTACCTCTCGATACCTTCAAAAAATATTTATACATATTCGTTTGGTTTAACACCCAAGGAGTATAATCAGGGTGGGTACCTTAACTTTTCAAAGTTAAATTCGCAGACAACATATATTCAGTTGAACTTCAATCCGTCCTATACAAATCAGCTTATCACAGGATACAACTTGTACTTGTTTTATTATGGGTACAGTCTTTTACAGTTTCAGGGTGGTTTTGCTTCCCTTCCGTTTCTGTAAGCTTCCGAAGAACTTCTACAATTCCATTCGAAATTGCCCACCGCAAAAAGTTCAGTTGGGCACACGTGGTTGTCAGACCCTGAAAGTCGATGCGTTCCGTCCGACAAAATGGATCAAAGAGCTTTTTACTGTACCCGTCCAAACTGGATTTGTATGCGACGTGTACCGTAAAGACCTTGCCGTTTGGAGCCGTAAAAGACACGTGGTTCGCCTTTGAATAGTTTGTGACGAACCACTCGAGTTTCCGGAGAGACGGGCCTTTTCCGTGACCTAAAATATCATGGAGCTGTTCACGATTCTCGGGAACCTCAAAAAACTTGGTGAGACTTTGTAAGAGCAAATCGCTTTTGCTTCCCATTACTCAAGATAGTTTTGAATTCTCTAACTGCGTTCACGGGCAGGTCGGGTCGAAACACTGCGTGTTTCTCACTCCCACGGAGCAGACTCTTCCTTTTTCTCGGGCGGTTTCTCGGGTTTGTAGTGCGGTGCTTGACACTGATGGAACCCACAGTACCCATTCTCTTTGGGCTTTTTTAAGCACCTTTGCTTACTCTTCAAAATTCCTTTACAAAAGTTCCCCTCAACACGTACCGTATCTTTGATGAGCCTCTCAATGGGAATCTCGTACAACCGAGAAACTTCCTCGAGCACGGCCCTGGACCTGAGATTGACCCGACGCGCCACTTCGTCTTCTATGCTTTGAAGAATCTGTTGTTGATAAGCATCCTGCTGCTCCATACCTACTATACGGTTGGAGCTTTTAAGGGCTTTGAAAACCGGGCCAGAAAAGCTTTCCGAGCCTCGAATTCCGCGTCAACCTTCTGGATACGTATGATTTCCTTTGTTTCTTTTTTACCCTCGTCTACGATGTTTTTTACATAACTTTGTTCAAACACGTCACCTGTCGACACGAGAGGTTCGAGGAGGTCCAGAACAGGCTTTTTGAACTGGTTCAGAAAGTAGTACCTATAGTCGAGCGGAATATCATGGTCACGGGCCCATACAGGATCCTCGGCCTTTTCGAACATTTTGCCGTCACCCTTGACGATGACAAACGCGACGCGATCCCCTTGTTGCGGCTCGGACCCCGGGGCGCGCGTTTTCATCTTGTCCCGGACCGTGACGTGTGGTTGCGGAACCTTGTACTCCGCCGCGAGTTGCTTACTCATCAAAAGCTTGTCCATCGGGACTTCACCCGCCATGAGTTTTCGAGCTGCGTCACGCGCAAAGTCTATGACGGGTGTTGGGTTACTTGACTCGAGGACCATCCCCAAAAGGCTCTTGAGCGTCTCACGCACGAAGGGACATGAGTCGCGCCGAACCACTTGGAGACCTTTGACATCGATTTTTTTGAACACGGGGGTGAGAATTCCTTCGGAATTCGACCGGCACTCCCACATCTTTGCCGCGTACCGTTTCTTGGAATACAAAAAGTACGGACAATAGACCTTCTCCAACTCCAAATCGTTTGGCGCTTTGAACAGCTTCGTACACTCTTCAGACGCGCGCTCTCCAAGTTCCCACGAGTACTTGATTGCATCGAGTCCCTTGCGGCCCTGAACGTCAAATTCGACCATCACGGAATCCGTATCCCCGTACCTCACCTTCGCCCCGGGAAAGTTTGCCTCGACGTAGTTCTTCGTCTCTTCGATCATTTGTCGTCCACGCATAGTGACGGTCGAAGCAATGGCAACAAGCGGTAAAATACCTTTCGAAGCCCCGCAGAACCCATAGATACTATTCATCGAGACTTTGTATGCAAGTTGTTGGCCGTTATACACGGCCTCCATCGGCGTTCCCTCGGCGGCCGCCATGAGCTTCTTGGCCTTTTTGCGATACGCCTTAAGGTCTGTCAAGATGACTGGGAGCAGACTTGGAACGGGAACTCGCAGTTCCGGCGCACAAGCGGAGCTTGTGCTCTGCGCAAACTTGTGTGGTCCAAACTGTTCGTACTCGACGCCTGGCAAGTTATCATACTTTGGGTCCATCACCAACGTGGAGTAACACAAGTTGTGTGCGCACATGATAGACGGGTACAGGGACGCAAAGTCCAAGGCTGTGATTGGTCCATAATACGCACCCGTTTGCGCCTCAAGCACGGTTGCACCTTGGTAGCCCTCGTCGTCTCCAGATGGTCCGCTCTGCCTCCGAAACGTCGGAATCACAAACCCAAGCTCACGTGCTTTTTTTGCCATTTGACTGAACACCTTGATTTGTTGACCGCGTTCGGACAAAAAGGCGAGCGGAACCCAACACGCCTTAGCCATCTCCGTGACGTTCT